TCAAAGTAGAAAATGGCGAGAAGAAGTTGATGATTTTTGGACAGCTGAAACTGGAAGAACAATTACGCCGAGATTAGTATTGCAAGAATTTGGCACCGATTGCATGCGTTTAGGGTTCGATGATGGGATTTGGGTAAGTCTTGTAAAACAACAAATACTTAAATCTCCTGAAAAAAGTTTTGTTTTGCCTGATGTTAGATTTGAAAATGAAATAAAAATGCTAAGGAGTATCGGTGGCGAAGTATGGAGTGTAAGTCGAAACAATGATCCAAAGTGGCTTATTGATTATGAAACCACAGGAATAGAACCAATAAATGTACATCCCAGCGAGTGGCATTGGGTTAAGCCTGCAAAGGATTGGTCAATTGAAAATAACGGTACAATAGATGATCTTAAAGATCAGGTGTTAAATCGCCTCGCTTCCAGCCTGTCTTAACAAGCTCTGCATTACAGTTAAGACAAACTGTTTTTAAATTTCTATTTGAAATATTTTTTAAATTTCCATCGACATAAAAAACAGTAACCTGACTCCTTATACTAGGTTTGAAACCACAAGCTTCGCATACACGCTTAACTTTGTAACCACTTTCAACCCATAAAGGTTTTACAGGTCTATCTGTTTTTAGACACTGTTCACATTTTCTCCTAAAATAAGGCTTTTTGTTTATATAATAATTGATAGCCTTAGGACGTTGACCACAATGTTCGCATACAGGTCTCAAAACTTATATTTTAATCCTATTCTGTTTAGCAAAAAAACATGTATTTTATGTACTTATTTACCATACCTTTAAAGGGATTTTTAAAACAAGGTGTTTTAAGACCATATTACATAAATACAACTATAACAAATAAAACTTGTTAAAGTTGAGGATTTAAAAATGGCATTAGTATCACCGGGTGTAGAAGTCACAGTAGTTGACGAGAGCAATTATACACCAGCAGAAGCAGGAACAGTAGCAGCAATTGTTATTGCAACTGCACAAGATAAAACTAGCGGCACAGGGTCCGGCATTGCAGCTGGCACAACTGCAGCAAACGCTGAAAAAACATATTTAATTGGTAGCCAAAGAGAACTTACAGCTACATTTGGTAACCCAACATTTTATAACACTGCAGCAGGAAGTCCGATTAACGGTTATGAACTTAACGAATATGGACTAATGGCAGCTTATAGTATGCTAGGTGTAACTAATCGTGCATACATAATGAGAGCAGATATCGATCTTGCAGAACTTGCAAGTAGCACATCTAGACCAACAGGAACACCTACAAATGGCACAGTTTGGCTAGATACTAGTTCAGATAGTCGTTGGGGCATCTTTGAGTGGAATCAAAGTACAGGAGCATTTACTAATAAAACACCAACTGTAATCACTAGCACAGACGATTTAACAGGCGGAGTGCCTAAGACATCAATTGGTGCAATTGGCGATTATGCACTTGTTGCTACAAATACAAAAAATCCAGTTTATTATAAAAATAGAAGTAATGCATGGGTATTAGTAGGTAGTGCAAGTTGGATTATTTCGCATCCTACTATTTCTGGAACTACAGCAAGCCCTACACTTACAAATGGTGATCAAATTTCGATTCAAGGATCAACTGTTACTTTAGTTGGAACAACTGTAACTGATCTTAAAACTAGTATCAACAATGCTTCGATAACGGGAGTTACTGCAGATGTAGTAGATAATAAAATTGAAATATATGCAAGTGCATCTGCATCATCGGATGGAAGTACTACTGATGGAAAAATTGTTTTAGCAAATGCATCAGGCACTATTTTAACCGATGCTGGATTAACTGCAGGAACATATGCAAGACCTGTTATTACACAAGATCCTCATTATACAGTTCCTGCATGGAAATCTACAGATACAACTCCTCGTCCAAATGGAAGTGTTTGGGTTAAAACAACATCCAGCAATTTAGGATTTTTAGTAGATGTAAGTACATATAGTACATCTTCTGCATCATTTGTAAGTACAACTGTGCCTGCATATGAAAATGATCAAACTGCACTTAAAAATTTAGACACAACGGGCGGCAAAGAAATTGCTGCTGATAGTTTTTATGCACAATATGATGCAGATGAAAACGACACTGTTACTTATAAATTGTTCAAGCGTTATGAAACAGGTCCATTGCAAGTAACCGGTACTATTAACAGTTCGGCACCACTTACTGCTACTGATACATTTACTATTAGTGCAAGTGCTGCTAACAGCACAACAATGACAACTCCGGTTACAGTCGTAGTAAGTGGAACTAGCCTTGCAGATATGGCAAGTGATATTAACGGAGCAGGCGTAGCAAATGTTAGTGCTTCAGTAACCAGCGGCGGCTATTTAAGAATTACTCATTCACTGGGTGGAAACATTATTCTTAAAGATACTAGTGGTAGTGCTACTATAGATGCAGGTATTACTACTGCAGTAACATCGGGACAAGTTCGTACTGGAAATAATAGCGATATTATTCTAAGTAATTGGGTTGCGCCAACATATACTGCAAGCAGTAGTGCTCCTAGTAGCAATCCTGCTGATGGAACTTACTGGTATTCGGGGGGTATTTTTGAAGCAGATATCATGATTCACGACGGTTCTTCATGGAGAGGCTATCAAAATATTACAGATACTCGCGGATATAATCTAGCAAATACTAGTCCTGAAGGTGTAATTTTTAGTACAACTGAACCAGAAGCACAGTCAGATCTAACTGCACTTGTTGATGGAGATCTGTGGATAGACACAAGTGACTTAGAAAATTATCCACAACTTTATAGAAGACAAACAGTAAGTGGCGAAGCTAAATGGGTACTGATTGATAAAACAGATACAACAACAGAAAATGGTATTATTTTTGCAGATGCACGTTTTATGGGCGATACTTCAACTGATGTTGTAACTGGCACCATTCCAACAACAGTAAATCTATTAACAAGCGACACTGTAGATATAGATTGCCCATCTGCTGCAACTTATCCACGTGGTATGCTCTTATTCAACACAAGACGTTCAACATATGGTGTAAAACAGTTCAGAAGTAATTACTTTAGTCGTACAAACTTTGCAAGTACATCTTTGTATCCTACATTACCTACAGAAAAAGACACATGGGTAACAGCAAGTGGAAGTAAATTTGGTCGTAAAGCGCAGAGAACTGTAATTGCAAATGCTATGAAATCTGCATTAGATGCAAGTACAGAACTTCGAGAAGACGCAAGAACTTATAACTTGATTGCAGCACCAGGTTATCCTGAATTGATTAGTAATATGGTTAGTCTTAATAATGATAGACGTCAAACAGCATTTGTGATTGGCGATAGTCCAATGAGATTAACTGGTACAAGTACAGCTATTGAAAATTGGGCAACTAATGCATCAGCTGCAACAGATAATAACGAAGACGGACTAGTAACCAGTGATCCATATTTGGCAGTATTCTATCCAAGTGGACAAACAAATGATTTAAGTGGCAATTCGATTGTTGTTCCACCAAGTCATATGATGTTACGTAGTTTTGCACGTAGTGATGATATTAGTTTCCAATGGTTTGCTCCAGCTGGTACAAGACGCGGGCTTGTTGATAATGTAGCAAGTATTGGGTACATTAATTCAGCAACTGGGTCTTTTGTTACAGAAAACATAAGAGAGAGTTTAAGAGATACATTGTATTCAAATCGAGTAAATCCAATTGCTTTCTTTAATGGTAGCGGAATCCTGAATTATGGAAATAAAACAAGAGCATCTACACCAAGTGCATTAGATCGTATTAATGTATCTAGATTGGTTGGATACTTGCGTAAGCAACTACAAAGCATTGCAACAGGATATGTATTTGAACCTAACGATAAAATAACACGTGACGAACTTAAACAGCAAATTGAACAGACTCTGAACGATTTAGTTGCAAAGCGTGGTGTATATGATTATTTGGTTGTGTGTGATGAAACAAACAACACAAATGACAGAATTGACAGAAACGAACTATATGTAGATGTTGCAATCGAACCTAGTAAGGCAGCAGAATTCATCTTTATTCCGATTAGATTGAAAAATACAGGTGAAATTGCAAGTGGAAATGTTGCAGCGTCAAACACTGTTTAAACAATAAAAAAATAAAAAAATGGGGAGTATATGCTATCTCCCCATTTTTTGTGACAAAAATTAGATAAATACTTTTATAATTAAAATAGGAGCAAGACGAAATGTCAGTTTCATCACTAACAAAATTTACAGTACCCGTAGACGGTGACCAGAGTGCAGCAAGTCAAGGCTTGCTTATGCCAAAATTAAAGTATCGCTTTCGTGCAACTTTTGAAAATTTTGGTGTATCAACTCCACGTACAGAACTAACAAAGCAGGTAATTGATATTACTCGTCCTGCAGTAACATTTGAAGAAATGGAAGTTCCTGTATATAATAGTAGAGTTTATCTTGTAGGAAAACATAACTGGGATCCAGTCACAGTGAACTTACGTGATGATGTCAATGGCGGCGTTACAAAATTGGTTGGAGAGCAAATCCAGAAACAGTTTGATTTTATGGAGCAAGCTAGTGCAAGTTCAGGTATTGATTACAAGTTCATTACACGTTTTGAAATCTTAGATGGCGGTAATGGTGCAAGTACGCCTAGTGTACTTGAAACTTGGGAACTATACGGCTGCTTTATACAAAATGTAAACTATGGTGATCTTAACTATGCAAGCAGTGAACCTGCTACAGTAAGTATGAACATACGTTTTGATAACGCTGTACAAGCACCATTAGGTGATGGCATCGGCGCAAGTGTAGCGAGAACACTAGGTCAAACAGTAACTGGCTAATAGGAGTATTCCGTGGCTAGTGTCAACAGTCTTTTAAAACCGATATCGACGACCGGTACAGTGCGCGACTATAAACATGCGTCGCGCACTTTTGTTGACAATAATTTCGAATTACAACCTAAACATAGTAATTTATTTCACGTAGTTTTTGAATTTACGTCAGAAGCAGCAACTCTTTTTAGCACTATAGATAAATTAGAAATACCGTTATTGGTGAAAACAATTGATCTTCCTCAATATACTATAGATGTGCAAACACACAATCAATACAATAGAAAAGTTCAAAGTCATCATGGAATGACATATCAGCCTATAAATGCAACTTTTCATGATGATGCAAAAGAATTGATACGCACATTATGGCATAACTATTATACTTTTTATAATGCAGACGCAACGTATGATCAAAATGGAAATAGTTATACAGCATACGACAAGTATAGCAATAGAATTCAACAGCAATGGGGATTTCAAAGGGGAAACAAACGATTCTTTAAAAATATAAAAATTTATAGTATGCATAATCATAAGTTTGCAGAATATACACTTATCAATCCCATGATAACTGCATTTAATCATGATCAGCATGCATATGCAAATACTGGTCTCATGCAACATAGTGTTCAATTTGCTTATGAAACAGTAAAGTATGCAACCGGATATGTTAATAATATAACTCCTACAGGATTTGGAGATTTACACTATGATGTTGAACGTAGTGATATCGAAGCGTCTGATAGTAAAAATGCAGCATTTATAAACGGATCGTTGTCGAATGTAACAAATCAAGAAACAAAAGATTTATTTCAAGGAAATCTCATAGGAGTAATCAAAGATACAGAAATAATATTCGATCAAAGAAAACCTCCTACTACTGGTAATATCATAACAGATACTATAAGTATTTTTACTAATAACTTACTAACAGGACAAAAACCATCTAATAATATTCTTGTTCCTTTTATTGGCGCTGGCGAACAACTTCTCACACAGTTTTCAAATACTGCAATAGATGGTGTAGTTAACACAGTACAAGGATTTTTAGAACCGAATGCTATTGTAAAAAGTCAAAATAAAAATATATCAACCACTAGATATAATACAGTAACTAGTAGTAGTCAAGATATAGGATTTGCAAATAATATCCCAGTACAAACAGGAACAATATCTAACGGTAACAAAATTAGTAATGTTAGTACTACTTCGAAAGTTACACAAACTAGCAAAACTAAAGAAAT